ACCCTGCTCACCGCGCGGGGCCAGGGGGTGGTCAAAGGTCTATGTTGCATTGCTACAAGACCGGCGGCCCCCCACAAAAACTATAAACCGTAAGATTTCCCGTTTTAGGGGAGTGTTCCACCAATAGGAGACAAGGCCTTGCAGAGGAAGCGCGGGAGACAGTCTGGCGCATCGCTCATGGTGTCCGACCTGAGAGAATCCATTCAGGTTGTCGAGCGGCAGAAGCCCTCGCATGACCTGACTGATGAGGAGGTCGAGGTCTGGCATGCCGTGGTGTCCACGGTGCCGGCCGATTGGTTTGACCGAGGTACGGCGCCGCTCCTGTCTCAATACTGCCGGCATGTGGTGCAGGCCCGCCGGCTGGCCGAACTGATCGAAAAGGCGACATCGGACGCCGACTTGCAGATCACCGACTATGATCGGCTGTTGAAGATGCAGCAGCGCGAGAGCGGGGCCATTTGCAGCCTCGCAACCAAGATGCGGATTTCTCAGCAGTCAACGACGAATCACCGTGGCAACAAGACAGAAGAAAACCGCAAGCCCTGGGAAGGTTGACGGGGCGGGGCAGTATGCTCCGCACGCCAGCCGCTCCGCGCGAAACATCCACTGGGTTGAGAAATATCTCCGGGTGCCAGAGGGGCGGTTTGTCGGCAAGCCTCTGGTGATGGCCGAGTTCATGCGCGAGGATTTCCGCGCGATCTATGACAACCCGCATGGAACGCGGCGCGCGATCCTGTCACGCGGTCGAAAGAACGCCAAGACCACCGAGGCGGCCATCATCCTCTTGCTGCACTTGTGCGGCCCAGAGGCCAAGCCGAACTCGCAGCTTAACAGCGCGGCGCAGTCGAGAGACCAGGCCGGAATCCTGTTCAACCTTGCGGCCAAGATGATCCGCCTGTCGCCCGACCTTTCGGGTGTGACGGTGGTCAGGGACACCGCAAAGCAGCTTGCCTGCCCGCCGCTCGGCACCCTTTACCGGGCGCTGTCGGCGGAAGCCTCGACGGCCTATGGCCTGTCGCCGGCATTGACCGTGCATGACGAACTCGGCCAGGTGAAGGGGCCAAAGTCGGAACTATATGAGGCGCTGGAAACAGCGACCGCGGCGCAGGAAAGCCCGCTCTCAATCATCATCTCGACCCAGGCGCCGAATGACGGCGACCTCTTGTCGATCCTGATCGATGACGCTTTGACCAAGGCCGACCCGCGAACGGTGCTGCGGTTTGCCACGGCGCCGGAAGGCCTCGACCCGTTTTCAGAGGACGCCATCAAGGCGGCCAACCCAGCCTATGGGCTGTTTATGAACGCCGACGAGGTGAAGGCGATGGCGGCAGACGCCAGGCGCATGCCGAGCCGTCAGCCGGAATATGAGAATCTGATCTTGAACCGCCGGGTGGCGGTTAATGCTCCGTTCATCTCGCGGGCAATCTGGAATGATTGCGGCGGCGAGGTGGCTGATGACCTGGAAGGCTATGACGTTTTCGCCGGCCTCGACCTTTCCGAGACGAGCGACCTCACCGCATTCGTGCGGGTGGCCCGCATCGAGGGGGCCTGGCATGCGGTGCCGACGTTCTGGCTTCCAGAACATGGCCTGGCAGAGAAATCGCGCCAGGATCGGACGCCTTATGATGTGTGGTCAAAGCAGGGGTTCCTTGCCACCACGCCGGGGAAATCGATTCAATACGAATTTGTTGCGGACCTGATCGCGCGGGAACACCAGCGCGTGCCGTTCCGCAAGATCGCCTTCGACAGATGGAACTTCAAGCACCTGAAACCCTGGCTCCAGCGCGCAGGGTTTCGAGATGATGAACTAGAGGGCGATTTCGCAATATTCGAGCAGTTTGGGCAGGGGTTCGGCAGCATGTCGCCGGCCCTGCGGACCCTTGAGGGGTTGCTGCTCAACGGGGAATTGAGGCACGGCGGCCACCCGGTTCTGACGATGTGCGCCGCTAACGCAACGGTCCAGACGGACCCGGCAGGGAATCGCAAATTGAGCAAGAGCAAATCGCACGGCCGCATCGACGGAATGGTTGCCCTTGCGATGGCGGTGGCCGTTGCCGAGGCAAACATGCCCTCGACTGGGCCTGAACTTTCACCTTGGGATGATCCCAATTTCTCGCTGGTGGTCTGATGCGGATATTCGGACTCGACATCAGCCGCGCGGGATCGGCGCCGCCTGAGATTCGGAACGGGGAGAACCCGCGCATTCCGATCTCGGCCGAAAATTTCATGCAACTGTTTGGTGTGAACAGCATCAGCCTGCCCGAGGTGACGGTTGACAACGCCCTCAAGGTGCCGGCGGTGGCCGCGGCGGTGGCGTTCCTGCCTCGCACCCTGGCCGCGTTGCCCTTGCACGCCTACAAGCGGACCAAGGAAGGCCCCGAGCGCATCGCCGGAAAACTTGAAACCGTGATCCATGAAAACCCGAATCCGGGGATGGATAGTTTCAAGTTTCGGCAGTATTTCTGGCAACAGGTTTTCACTGGCGGGCGCGGCCTGGCGTGGATCGAGCGGGCGGGGTCGAACGTCGAGGCCATCTGGCCGATTGACCCCACCAAGGCGACGATTCAGCGCAAGGGCGGCAAGGTCATCTATGGTTTCGAGGGCCGAGAATATCCGGCCGAGGATGTCATCGACATCGCTTTCATGCTCAAGCCTGACATGCTCGGCCATTTCGGCCCGATTATGCTGGCCGGCAAGGCGATCCAGCTTGCACTGGCGATGAATGACTATGCCTCCGGGTTCTTTGCCGGTGGCGGCGTGCCTCCCCTGGCGATGGTCGGCCCGATGCCGGCCGGCACCGAGGCCATGAAACGTGCGGTGCAAGATGTGGCCCGCGCGGTGAAGCAGGCCAAGGACTCGGCAACCCCGATTTTCCCGATGCCTCCCGGCTACGAACTCAAGCCGGTGGGGTTCGACCCTGAAAAGGGCCAGATGACCGATGCGCGGCGCTTCCAGGTGGAGGAAATCGCCCGAGCCTACCAGCTTCCGCCGGTTTTCCTGCAAGACCTTTCGCGCGCCACTTTCAGCAACTCTGAGCAGCAGGACTTGCACCTCGTCAAGCATCTGGTCGGCCAGTGGGCGCAGGCACTTGAGGGCGAAATGAACCTCAAGATATTCGGTCGCCTCAACGGCAACCGCTACATTGAACACAACCTCGACGGTCTGATGCGCGGCGACTTCAAGAGCCGCATGGAAGGCCACGCCCGCGCCATTCAGGCCGGCATCGAGACACCGAACGAGGCCCGCCTCACCGAGAACAAGCCCAAGCACAAGAATCCGGCAGCGGATGACCTGTTCTTGCAGGGCGCGACGGTGGTGATGGGAGCACAGCCGGCAGACCCGAACCCCGACCCGGAGGCAGACGCCCAGGCGGTTGCCGATCAGGAGGCCAAGGACAACGCCCGCCACGCGGAATTGATCGACATGGTGCGCGCCATTGCCGACCGCCCGCCGCCGGTCATCAACGTGGACGCCCGCACCGAGGTCAAGCCGCCGAACATTCGCGTGGAAGCCCCGCGGGTGGATGTTCAGAACATCATTCCAAAGCGCGGAGCGGTGAAGAAAACCGCCACCTTTGACGCAAACAACCGCATCAGCGGCATGATCGAAGAGGAAATCGAAGATGAGCAAGAGTAACAGCTTTGAAAGTGATCTTTTGCTGTTGGTTTTCAACGGGGTTACGATCAACAACCTTGCAGACGATGCCGCAACCAGCCCGGTCACCGATCTTTATGTGTCTCTGCACACTTCCGACCCAGGTGAGGCCGGAAGCCAGGACACTAACGAGGCCACCTATGGCTCCTATGCGCGCGTGGCCGTCCCTCGGGATGTTGCCGGGTGGACAATGACGGGGCCGGCTGTGGAAAACGCGGCGCTTGTCCAGTTCCCGCAATGCACCAGCGGCACCAATACGATCACCCATGTGGGCGTCGGCATGGATTCGAGCGGCACCACAAAGCTGCTCTATAGCGGCGCCCTGTCCGCATCCCTGTCGGTTTCCTCGGGCATTCAGCCGCAGTTTGCTGCCGGCTCGCTGGTTATCTCCGAGGACTGATGCCCGGTTTCAAGAATATCCGCGAGTGGCCTGATGCGGAGGACGCTGGGCAATCGTGGATCACCGGCTTTAGAAAGGCTGCATCATCGGTTGCCACCACGACAGCAGCCTGGACGGATTACAGTTATTATGCCGGATCACCGCCGGCAAACTTTTACGCCTCGACGCCGCTTGAATCGGCAGAGGTGCCTGCCTCGCGCGGCATCTATGTGCCGTCTGTATCGCCTGCAAAACAGTTCTTGCGGAATCTCAAAGTGATGTCGGCAGCGTCGAGCGCGACATCTACATCGAACGCAAGGCAGGGCATGATTCTGGCCGACTTGCTGCTCTACTATCCATTCATCGACACCGATGCGGTGGGCGAACAGCAGGATATGGTCAACAGCGTTTCCCTGCCTCGGTATGACGGCGGGCAAGTGATTGCGGTGGGGCAGTCGGCGGCATCGGCGGCCGGCCAGTTCACGTTTTCATATACGAATGATCAGGGCGTCTCTGGGCGCACATCGCAAAATCATTTCACGTTCGCAGTCGGCGGCGGCGGCCAGGTGGTCGCGTCTAGCGTCGGTTCATCGGCTTCATATCATCCCTTCTGCCACTTGCAGGCGGGCGACAGGGGTGTCCGGTCGATTGAGGGCGTGACCTTTACGGCTGCTGGCGGTGGCCTCATGGCGCTGGTTATCGTCAAGCCCCTGATGACTGCATTCGTGACGCAAGAATCGCGGCGCACCACAACGGGCAACCTTGAATCCTATGGCGCCTGCGACGAGTTCGCATCGGTCATCACGAATGCACCGGCCGAAA